TATGTGTAGGGGGGAGGGGGCTGCTGCTGACAGTCTCGGGGGGTGGGGATAGGGTGGGGTCGACCTCCCCCCGGCTTCCGGATAATTCGGCCAGGAGGGATTCCGCTGCGTTGTCTATTACCTCTGCGTCATCAGCCTGGGATTTCAGCATCTCACGCAGTTGGGCCATGATGGCCGCGCGTGTATCCTCACTAGATCGAATAGTGCGAACCTCTTTTCGTTCGGTGAATGCTGCCACCTCAGTTACCGACCCTAATACTTTGGCCGCTGCCGTTATTTGGCCGGGCTTCGATTCCGGATCGGTGATTACTTTCACCAGGGAATGAATCACCAGGGAGCGCAAGCCTGCGGGGGTTTCGTATTCCGCTGCCCTTATGGCCGCTTCGATGGCCTGGATTTCTGCGGACACTGCGGGGTTGGCCGCCACCCGGTAGGGCTCACCCAGGATTGTGGAAGGCGCGGCATCCGCTTTGTATGCTTTCCGGTAGGCGTCCGCTTTGGTGTTTCCCTTTGCTACCTCAAGGGCGAACCGCCTTTGCTTTGGTGTTAGTTCACGGTTTACCTCACGGCCAAGGATGACAGAAACGGGAACGGTATCTAGTGCGTCCTTTAGTTGCTTACGGGATAGTTTAGGGGGTTTCATGCTGAGCCGATGCCCTTCGGGCTTAACCAATCCGGCCCGATCATAGGTGAACAACGGGAGAACATCAAGCCCGCGCCGCCCGCCCTGGCGATTGACCGCGCCTATCAGGCCCGCCGATCCCATTGCAACGCTATCGACTCCGCGGTTTTGATTAAAAAAATCAACTGGACGCCTTCCCCTGCCTATCAGCGAGAATCGATCCCGTGCTGCCTGATAGCACTCAACCGGAGCCCCACTATGTCATCCCTCATTGTCGTTACCTACAAGCCCGCAACCGATACCAAAGGCGCCCGCCTTCGGGTTACTTGCGGAGACTTCAAGCCGCAGATCCACCCCTATCCGTACGGATACGAAGGACTGCGGGCCTTTGAATGCGCCGCCGCCACCTATGCCGACTCTATGGGTTGGCATGGAATCAACCTTGCCGGCGGTTGGATCAAAACCGGCGCCGCCGGCTTCGCCCTTGTCCCCTATTCGACCAAGTGAAAGGAAACGCCATGCAAACCGAATACCCTACCCTCCGCGACAAAATCCGCGCCGAGTCCGCCGCCCGTGCGGCCCGCAATGCCGGATTCGAAGCCCTGGCGATTGAAGCCCACGCCGCCGGGCTCCGCGCCGTTGCGGAAACCGAATGCGAACCGATGGCCGTATCCGATGGCCGCCAAGTGTGGGTTGTGAACGATGGCCCGTGCGGTTTCGCCTGGGTCAAAGTGCCCGCAAATTCCGCCTTTGGCCGTTGGGCTCTGAAGCGCGAACTATTCCGCAAGTCCATCAGCGGCGGCGCGATGCTTTGGGTTTCTGATTTCAATCAGTCCCATCAGCGGAAGCAAGCCTACGCCCACGCCTATGCGGAAACCCTCCGCGCCGCCGGGATTGAAGCATTCGCCGATTCCCGGCTCGATTGAAAAGGGGCGCGCCATGTTCCGACTCGGAATCCTGGCCGCCGCCGCCTTCCTGGCGGTTGTGGCCCTTTCCATTCTGTGGCCGTATGACTGCGCCACCGATACCGAATGCGAGGCGGCCGAGGCCGCCCGTTGTCTCATTCTCTGCGAGAGGTAAATACCATGGGCTGGACTCATTACGCCGACCATCCGCAACTGTCGCGCGCGGAAATGATTCGCCGCGAATTCACCCAGGAACCAACCGCCACCAACCCCCGCGCATGGGGGTTCGAGTCAATCGCCGAGCGGGGCTCTGTCGTGTACGCGGTTTGCTTTCAGGAATTCGAAGGGAAGCGCGAGCATTTCGGTTGCGTGTTTTTGACGACTCGCCGCAAGGGCGAATTCGGATACAAAGCAATGAGCGAGGATATGCACCCGTTCTACTACGCGATGCCCGCGCGAATGCTCGCGCAACTTGAGACCCTCGCGCCGAATCCGCCCGGCCAGGGCTCCGAATGGCGCGCGAAATGCCGGGAGCACGCGAAGCCGAAGCCCGCGCCGCGCCTAGTGGGCGGGCAACTGGTGACATATGGCGGCCGCCAGTATCGACTCGACGACCCGGCCGGGCCGCGCCGGGGTTGGATTGTGATTCGCGTTTCGGACGGGCAACCCTTCCGACTCAATGCCCGTCAACTGTCGCGCGCGGAGGGCATATGAACTATTCATTTACGCGGATATCGCACAACGCGAAAACCGGGCCGATTCCAGTCACAAGCACCGAGCGGGCATCGTGCCCGCCATCCTGCGCGCACTATCGAACCTCATGCTATGCCGAGGATTTCTACACCCGGCTTCATTGGAACCGACTAGACCGCGCCGGGCTTAATTTGTCGGAATTGGCCGCGAGAATCGCCGCCCTCCCGCCGGGTCAATTGTGGCGAATGAATGTTTCCGGAGACCTACCCGGAGAGGGTGAGACTGTCGACCCGGCCGCCTTGGGTGAAATTGTGGCCGCCAATCGCGGCCGCCGAGGGTTCACCTACACCCACAAAAAAAGCCCCCAGGCTATCGAATGGGCGCGCCATGCTACCGAGTGGGGATTTACTGTCAACCTATCCGCCGACGATGCGGGCGAAGCCGACGCCCTCGCGGCGCATGGGCTCCCGGTTGTGTGCGTTGTCCCGAAGGATACGCCGAAGCACTCCGCAACCCCCGAAGGGCGGCCGATTGTGGTTTGCCCGGCGCAAACGATGGAAAACATGGACTGCGCGAATTGCGGGCTATGCCAACGGGTGAACCGCTCCACGATTATTGGATTCCGGGCGCATGGTGCGCGCGCGCGGATTGCTGACGAAAAAGCGCGCCGAGTGATTCCAATTTCGAGAGGATAAATCATGCCGAACTGGTGTAACAACTTTTTGCGGATTCGCTCCGCCGACCCGGCCATCCTGGCCCGATACCGCGCCGCCATCGAAGGCGGCCGACTGCTAACCGAGTGCCGACCTGAGCCCGATTCCGACACCTACCGCGCGAGTTTTGACGCGCCAGGGTCGAGCCCCGAGTGGCACGAATGGCGTATCGAAAACTGGGGCACGAAGTGGGAAATCTCGACCCGGGACACCGGGGAAGTTAGCGAGGCTACCGACGAGATCCGGGTCGGGTTCGATTCAGCATGGAGCCCGCCCATCGAAGCCCTGCGGTTTGCTGCCGAGCGTGACGGGTTTTCGTTTGTCCTTTTCTACGACGAACCGGGCATGGGCTTCGCGGGCCGGGCTACCGCGTGGGACGACGATTGCTACGAATACTGCGAACTTGAGGAGTCCACCCGCGATGCATGGGCGGCGGAGGGTTTCGAGTTGCCAAGTTTCGAGGAGAAATGAAATGGGCTTCACTCTAATCGTGGGCGACGCCGCCACCTACTACGACACCGACCCCGAGGGCGAGGGCATTTACTTCCAGCGAATCGACTACTGCGCGCGTTTTGAAAGCCGCGAGGATGCCGAATCGCAGGGCGAGCAGATGATTTCGGAACAGGGCTTCGACACTTGGTGCATCCCCGAAACCTATCGAGGGTGGCTCCGGATTGCGACGGGTGCGGCATGAGTCCCGCCGCCCTCATCAATGCCGGGTATCGCCTGGAGCGAGCCCGGACGGCATCCGCCTATGCCGCCGCGTTGGAGCGAGTGCGCGCCATGCTCCGCGAGGCCGACGACAAAACCGAGGCGCGCTACTTGATCGAGAGAGGAAGAAAGGAAGCCAGGGCATGAAGACTTACAAAGCCACGATCCTTGCATCGTATGCGATGGAAATAGAAGTGCATGCAGACAGCCCCGAGGAGGCCAAGCAAACGATGCGCGCCGCCTGGAACCCCTTCGAGGCCGACTGCGAATACTTCGAGATTCACGAACTTATTGAGACCGACCAAAAGGTGACAGCATGAAGATTTCAGAACTGATCGAGCAACTGCGCGAACTACCGCAAGATTGCGAGGTTTACATATGGCTGCCCGACGGCGACCGATTCCCCGTCGGAATGGTCGACGCTGACCCTGCATTTGTCGAACACGGGTTCGTTGATATCAACACCAAGGAATGGAGGCAGTGATGAAAAGAGAATGGTTGCAGACGCTGCGAGAGATGCGAAGCGAGGGCTATGCCGTGATCGTGTGGACGCCCGAGGAACTGGGAGAGACCGACCCCGGATGGGTGGAGGATTGCTCCATCAGTTACGGGAGTGAGTACCTTATCCCCGAAACGCAGGAGGACGCATGACACAACAGCAACCCGATCCGCGACTGCCTTGGCCGTTCCCGCGCCGCGATCCAAGGCCAAAACTAATCGAATATTCGATTAGTTTGGAGGACGACCATGCTGCCAAATGAACACCACCCACTAACAGAGGCGTATATGAGGAGTGTAAGCGTTCGCTCACATGAGGCGCTTCGAGAGGTATCGAGACTGATCTCGCACCTCGAAAAGATATGCGATGAGGTGACTGTGGCCCAATGCAAACTTGCCGCCGAGGTTCTGATGGAGCGTTTGACTCCGACGAACCGGGCGTTATGATCGCCCCATGCAAGAACCGTCAATCTTCAGCATCTACATCATCGAACAGGCTGATGGGAGCGTGAACATTGTCAGTTCTTGCCAGGGCGATGGGGCTCGACCCCTTGAGATCGGTCTTGAGATCATGGCGAACCTGAAAGCCGCCGAGTGCGAACACCCGGATATGCTTTCAGTTTCGCCCTTTATCTGCTCGGAATACAGGCAGTAATCATTGCCTTGTGCAAGGCTGTTGCCGCCTTGAACAGACCCACCTCCCGGTGGAAATCGTTGAAATCCTGGCCCGGAGTCGGGGGCATGAAGTAAGGCCACCCCGTTTCCTGCGCCGCCTTCTCCCCGGTCTTGCTCTCATCGTTGTCAGCGATGACGAAGCCGCGAGGGTAACGACTCGCCAACTTCACAAGATTCCCGGCGCTGAATGCGATATGCAGGGTGTACCTGCGCTTCATTGAGGCCAAGGCCGCGCGTACCGAGAGTGCCGTGGCGTACCCTTCCACCAATAAATGCGGCCCTTTGTTGTCGATAAGGTACTCCGCACCCGTGGTGCGCTGACCCAGCAGGAACTTCTTGCTGCCGTCCTCGCGGATCATTTGGCATCCGACGATCCGACCATCGACCCGCATGGGGATCACGAGAATCTGCTCGCCCTCGCTGACCCACACATTCCCGTAGTCCTCCTCGAAGCCCTTGGCCTTGAGGTAGGCGTGCCGTGCAGCCTGACATTCTTTAAGAATCCACGCCGCTTTCCTGGCTGCGCTTTCCTGCTGCTGCTTGCGCCGCTGCTCCGCTTGCTCGGTGGCCCGGCGAATCTTTGCCATGTCCACGCCAGCCTCGGACTTCCACACCACTACATCCTGATCCACCGCCCAGTTTTGCAGGAAAGCATGGTCGCCCATGAACTTGACCGCGCCATTGCGCTTGTTCGGATGATCCTCGGTGCGATACCGACGCCACACCCCGATGGGGGGAACGGAATCCAACATGATGCCCATCGAACGGGCGAAGGTTACAAGGTCGCTCATTTTCTTTGCTTGCCTTTCAGGAATGCGATCAGTCTGTGCTTTACGAACTTCTCAAACTCAGCCGATGGGGGTTTGGTTCTCCTTTCGTCAAGGTTCCTGGGCCATACGCCGAACTTGTCCCGATAGGTGTGCGCCGCCCGGCCATTGCTCCACCCGCCATTGAAGACTTTGTATTTGCACATCGCCCAAAAGTCTTCCCGACTGATGCCGCCGCTGCTAAACAGTTCTTCCATCTGCCCAGGCACAGCCGCCACCTGACTGCGACGCTGACGGACATGGCCGCAATGCAAACAGGTATCGGAGTTGCCCGGCCACAGAGCCCCACACTTCGGGCACTTCGCCGCCTCCTTCTCCTTCTGCGTCTTCTCCTTCCTGGCCTTCTCCTTGGCGTCATCCAGTTCAGTCACGCCACCATCGAAGATCGAATCCCAGTCCTCGCGGAAGCGCAGATAGTTGCCCGAGTGGTCGAGCCACACGGCGAACTCCTTGCCCGGATACCCGCGCATGATTCGCCCCATCTGCTGAATGTGCGAGGACAACGACTTCGAGAATGGCCGGGCAGAGATGCCGATCTGCACATCAGGAACATCAAAGCCCTTGGTGAGAATGTCCGTGGCGATCAAACCGTTGATGTCCGTGTCGGGCTTGGCGAACTCTTCGATCACATCCCGCTTGAACTGATCGTCATCCCGGTATGAGATGCTGATGAAGTTGTACCCGGCCTGCTGGAACTTCGAGGCGAGATCGGCTGCGTGTTCCACGCCTGCCGCGAACACGATGGTCTTGACGGGCTTGCCGTAAATCTCGTGGGTCTTCTGAATCCACTCGGCCACCACATCCCCGGTGATCTTCATGCCTCGGGTCTGCGCTTCGTCCTGGCTCCACTCGCCCGCGACCTTCTTCGCGCCCGTCATGTCGATCTCTTTGGCGACGAAGACGCGCAACGGAGCCAGCACCTTCTGATCCACCAAGTCCTTGGTGGTGACTGTGCTGACAACATGGTCATAGACCTTGCCGATGCCCTTCGTGAAGGGCGTAGCGGTCAGGCCGACGACCATCACATCCTCATGCTTCTTGATGAACTCCACCGTCTGCTTCCGCATGGCGTGGCACTCATCAACGATGAGAAGTTTTAGCCCAGGGAATGAACCGCGCTTCTCAAGCGTTTGGGCCGAGCAGACTTGGATGTTCTCGTAAGGACGATACCTCCAATGCCCTGCTTGCATCACCCCGTGGTCGATCTGATACCGCTCAAGCCGTTGGCTTGTCTGATCGCACAGGATGATTCGGTCAAGCAGCATCGCTGCCCTGTTGCCCCGCTTCTTCGTGGCCTCAAGCAATGCGATTGCCATCTCGGTTTTGCCCGCACCCGTGGGGGCGTACAGAATCTGCGCTCGTTTGCCATCGGCAAAGCCTTGGCGCAGGGCTTCCAACGATTGCTGTTGGTAGTCTCGTAGGTCTAGCATGGTTTCTCCTGCCGGGACACAGGCCACCCGGCGTTGGCACTCCGATTACTTGTCCTTGAGTTGCTTCTGAAGCATGGCGATCTGCCGCTTCATCTGTGCGTTCTCGCCCTGGAATGTGTCCCTGCTCTTGGTGACGGCTTCCAATCGAATCTCCAACTGTCGCACCTCTTCACGCAAGTCTGCAATGGTCTGCTCTGCGAGTTTCTTCTCCTCATCTGTGGCGTCAAGCGCCGCCACCGCAAGACGGTCGGACAGGTTCTTGTTCTCCTGTTCCAACTGCTGAATGCGCTCGGTCTGGGCGTCTTCCATCGCCATCTCGAACTCGTCGGGCTCCTCCGGTTTGGGCTGCTCCTTCGACTTGGACTTCTTGTTGTCCGTCGTGGCCTTGCGCTCCACCACCTTGCCCGTCTTCGTCTTGATCTTGATTGTGTCGGGCGCTTCCACTCCCAACTCGTCGCGCATCTTCTTGACGAAGGCCGGGCTGACATCGCATTGCCGGGCCAGTTCGGTCAGCGGCAATTGCCCGAAGTCCTCATGCTCCAGCACGACCTGAACATTCCTGCGCTTGTCAGCAATGGACAGCCGCGCACCGTTCTTGTTGTTCGATCCGATGGAGTTCCACAGAGCCTCTGTGAAAGTCCCGTTGATGATCCGCGCCCTGATGCTTGCCTTGCCCAGCAACTTGTGGGCGTGCAGACGATGCCAGCCGCTGGTGAGTTTGTAGTTCATGCCATCGAAGAACACCGTCACGGGATCGAACTCATCGCCGTGATCCATGCACCGGGCATAGGTCTCCACCAAGTCCTGATTCATCTCCACCCGTGGCTGGAGGCGGGGGTCAAGGACGATGGCCCCAATGTTCAATGCTTTGATCTCGCTCACTTGCTCATCCCCCTCAACTCCCAGCCCAACAGGAACCAACGCCAGTAGGTCTGCGTGTTCTTGTTGAGGTACTTGCTTCCATCCCACTTCGTAGGCTTCTTGCCCTTGCTGACAAGCAATGCCTCGAATGCCTTCCTTGCATCCATCTCTGCTCCTTCGTTGGTGCGCTTTGGTGCGAAACCTCTTGCGCGGGACCACAAATATACACTAGACTGCACCTGCGTCAACCCTGGCGCACCAACTTCAAGGAGAAAACAATTGGACAACTTCGTCGTGTTTGCACTCGTGCTGGGCTCTATCGCTGCATGGCTCACGCACATCTTCACCTGCTTTTCCGAGGGACTGTGGGGATTCCTGATCGCGGGCGCTCTGTTCTTCCCGGTGGGCATCCTGCATGGCTTGTATCTGTGGTTTAAGTGAGGCCAACCATGAACGACAACGCAAAGAAGACTATGCCCTGGATTCCCGTGGGGCATCCTGATTTCAAGTGGCGATCAGGCGCGGATGTGCAGGCTACATGGCATCGCTACACCGGATGGACTCCACCGAGCGCAGGCCGGGAGCCCGTGTATGTGGAGGCCCGCACACCCGAGTGGGCTAGGGTGAGGAGGGTCAAGTGATCATGCAACGCTATGAAGAAGACGACATCGACGCGCTTGGCCAGTTGCTCTGGCTGGCCTTGCGTTTGGTGGTAGTCGCACTGGCGTTCCTGCTCTTGTGGGGGATGCTATGACCCGCGACCACAACGCAATACTGGCGCAGATCGATGCACAACCCAAACCAAGACAGAAGGTATCTGAGAGATCAGTGCGGGTGACCATCGGCATGATGAGAAGCCTCGCACGCAACATCCCCATAAGCCCGTTCCACCTACACGCCGCAGATCAGATGGAGCGGATGTTGGATGAACTACTTCGACTGAGGAAGAAGACATGACCCGCGACAACATCATCCGACTGTCTCGGGAAGCCGGGTTTGCTGACGGCGTGCCAGAGATCGTAGGGCTTGAAGGATTTGTCCGGTTTGCCGCCCTGGTTGCCGAGCAAGAGCGGGAAGAAATGGGCAAAGATTTCTTAGATTTTTACCGAATGATGGTGATGCTCGGGGACAAGGAGTCTGCAATGACGGCAGAGCACTGCATGAGTCTGATCAGGATGAGAAGCAAGAGGAAATCAACATGAACCAATACCTACACGAAGCCTATGAATGCTTGATCACCAAACTCAAGGAAAACATCGATGAACTAAACGCGAAGATGGACGAACGGTACTGCGCCGACAACACGGCCATCAGCATGCTGCTGGACTTCGTCCTCGAACACCACGGGCCGCAAGTCACCCGGACACTGGCAGAAGAAATAGATGAAGCAGGTGGCTACGAAGTTGCCGACTACCTGCGCGACAAGATGGAAGAGAAAGGACTCGAACCATGAGCGAATCAGCACCGACAAGCCAGCGTGAACAACGGATCGAAGACCCGGATGTGCTCATCGTTGACGCGCTTCATCACATCACTTGCTGCCTGCTCAACGAGACACACACCAAACGTGAACCAAAGATGTATGAGGAAGACATCGACCATCTTTGGGAAGCAGTACACGCCCTGAGCCTTGCCTACCTGCGACCCAGGAAGATCGTATGAAGGAAGAACCCTGTGAGCACCGCAAGGTGGACACCTACTACGATGTAGAGACAGAGAAGCCAGTCCTGTGGACCTGCCGAAACTGCATGACGCAGTTCATTCCCGTGAAGCCAAACCAAGAGGATGAGCCGGAGGAGAAATGAAAATCCGCAGAGGAAACAAGATTCCGTACGGGACATTTGCCGATGAACCGTCTGCCGCCAGGAAGGCTTACTACACCTTCGGCTACCGCAACGACGATGACTTCCCGCCCCTGCCGGAATTTGAACCGGACGCGCAGGAGGTAGACCCTGAAGAAGAACTGTTCAAGAAGGAAGTCGCATCCGTCGTGGGCGAAGTCTTGGATACCCTCCCAACTCGGGTAGCCAAGATCATACGAATGCGTTTTGGCTTTGGCTGCAAGGTCCACGACCTTGAGGAGATCGCCCAGATGTACGACTTGAGCAGG